TAGGTATGGTGCAGGTTGTGCTATTCATCTCTCTAAACTTGACCATAAAGGAAAGACACGAGAGTCTGGTGTAGTTGCATCTGGTCCTGTAAGTTTTGGAAAAATTTACTCTTCTTTAAATGAAATACTTAGACGTGGTGGGATCTACAAAAACGGTGCCATTGTTCTTCACCTTGACTTATCCCATCCTGATGCTAGGGAGTTTATTACTACTCCTAGATCCGAACTACCTTGGGTCAAACGATGCATCAACATCACTGAAGAGTGGTGGGAGGATTGTACGTTCAAGGAAGACCTACTATATGGAATCAAATCAGGCGACATTTGGCTAAACAAAGTAAAATATGACAATGAAGGAAAGCGCATCAGAGGTAACGTCTGTCTCGAAGTATACCTGCCATCACGAGGTACCTGTTTACTACAACATATCAATCTTGGAGCCTGTGAGTTCGACGACATCCCACGAGCATTTGTTGAAGGTATGTCCGAATTGTGCAGCCTACATAGTAGGACAGCTGTCGGAGATACTGGAGAATACCTCTCGCCTGAAATTGATAGACAGGTGGGACTCGGAATGCTTGGCCTCGCAAATCTCCTACGTAGGTACGGAGTAACATACGAACAATTTGGAAGAGCGTTAGATCAATATAACAATAATGAAACTATTCGATCTGCCTCTTATGAACTTGTCTCTCAAATTGCTTCAGGAATTAAACAAGCAGCCACAATTGCTCGCGAGTATAATATGGTTCGAGCCTTTGCTATCGCTCCAACCGCCAGTTGCAGTTATAGAAGCGTGGATTTGGATGGCTATACTTGCACACCAGAAATCGCTCCACCTATCTCGCAGACAGTCGATCGCGACTCAGGTACTTTCGGAGTACAAACTTACAACTATGGTGACGTAGAGATCGCCTCTAAGGTATGCTGGGAAGCTTACAAACGTGTTGCTGATGGCATCATGACTCTACTAGATCACACAGGGCTTCTTCACGGTTACAGCTTCAATTCATGGAGTGATATGGTAACCTACGACAATGCGTTCGTGGAAGAGTGGCTACGGTCCCCGCAAACCAGCCTTTATTATTCATTACAAGTCATGTCTGATACGCAAGATAAATCTAATGTTTATGCTGCTATTAAAGATGATGTTGATGAGTACCTTGCTGAAATTTTAAATGAAGAAATTACCTGTGACTGTCAAGAATGAACCCTTACGAAAAACTACTAAACCGGAAACGGAAATGGACACCAGTACAGACAACTGCCGGATTATGCAAGGCAGGGGCGGAAGAGACGGTGTATCGTGCTCTTGCGTTGCGACATATGGAACTACCTGTGGGAGATTTTATCCGTGATGGATTGGATACCGACGTACCAAAACTATCGCGGGAGCTATTGGAATCAAATATCACCGACGAGGAAAATCACGACTTGGCACTTGGTTACATTGCCAATGCTTACGGTGTTGATGAAAAATCTGAATCGGAAGCTCTCAGGCTCAGGGAAGCTTGGACTGCGCATCCTGATCATACGATCCTCAAAGCGATGGTTGCCGAACGTGCAATTTTCTTCGTTCTTTTACCATTCATGCGCTTTAATGGTGACGCTGGAATGCGCACAGTCAGTGCGGATATAAGTAGAGATGAACAAATTCACGTTGCTGCCAATAGCCTTGTTTGTAGGGAGTTGGGGCTTGATATCAGTCCTAGTCTTGATAAACTCCGCAAGGCAACTATCAATTGGGTAATGCAACCCCTAGGTATTAATACTACCGATAAATATTTAGACAAAAAATTTTGGCTTGATTCTAGTGATCGCTTAATGTATGAGGGCAAAGCCCCAGAACTTTCTGCAACTAAATCAGCACGAATGCCAGCCTTCTTCGAGCATAGTAATGTCAATCTCCCCCAATACGCTTGAAGTCTTAGGGATGAATTCCCGTGGACTTATAGCTGCATTAGAAGAATCATTTCCACCAACAAACCCTAACCCTGAAGATACAATGGAAAAAATTATGTACAGGTCCGGTCAACGCAGTGTTGTTGAGTGGGTCATTAATTATATGGAGGAAAACTGATGGCTCAGTTTACAACTGCAGAAATGAACCAACTAAGAACCCAGATGTATAGTGGGTTTATAACAAAAAGTGTCCCACGTTATGAATGGCGTGGCGCTGGATCTGGCAGAGCTAGACGGCAGACTGGTTACGATCAAGTAACAAACTACGATGCTTACAACTATGGTCTTTTAAGTAGAGCGCGTGATGCAGCTGGTATTAGTAAAGTAAATAATGCCGATGAGATCCGTAGGATTTACGATTTTATTGGTGGTTACCAACCTCCTGCTCAGGCTGCTGCTCCTGCTGCTCCTGTGGTGCCACAAATTAGTGCAGAGTCTAAACAATATCGTGCTGAAACTGAGAAACTTCTTGCTGAAGCAACCAAACAAAGAGAGGATTTTGCTGCTGAACAAGTTGCTGCTAAAAAAGCTGCAGAGATTGCTGAGCAAACAAGGCTAAGAACTCTTAGAACATCAGCAGCTAACCAAGAACGAGGAAATCAAGGAGCTAACTTACAGATTAAACCTGCACCTTCTACACCACAAATTGGTGGTACTCAACCCTTTAAACGAAGAAGGAATCAATTTGCAATAAATAAACCTTCTTATAGCGGTTTAAGTATTTCTCAAGCTGGAATGGTAAACGTCTAATGACTGCTAAATCAAGGTATGACAGATTGTCTTCAGACCGTTCCCAGTTTTTAAATAGTGCTAGACAAGCAGCAGATCTAACCCTACCTTATCTTATCAGAGAAGATGAGCACTTTACAAAAGGTGCTCTTAAACTTACTACTCCCTGGCAATCAACAGGAGCCAAAGGTGTGGTGACGCTTGCAAGTAAACTTATGCTTGCATTGTTACCTCCACAAACCAGCTTCTTTAAACTCCAGGTTAATGATATTAATCTTCCTGAAGAACTTGGTCCTGAGATTAGATCTGAAATGGATTTGTCGTTTGCTAAGATTGAGCGCACCATCATGGAATCTATTGCAGCTTCCACTGATCGTGTTGTCGTTCATCAAGCACTAAAGCATCTAGTAGTAGCTGGTAATGCTCTCATCTTTATGAGCAAGGAAGGGCTTAAGCTTTATCCCCTTAATCGCTACGTAGTAGATAGAGATGGCAACGGTAATGTTATAGAAATTGTAACAAAAGAAACAATCTCGAAAAAATTACTTAAAAAATTTTACCCGGATTACAAAGAGAGTCCTACTAACCAGGTCTCTGATAATACAACGGGTCCAAATGATGAATGTGATATTTATACACATGTCACGTTGGATAACAACCGTTGGATCTGGCATCAAGAGGTATACGATCAGATCCTTCCTAAGTCTATGGGTAAGTCACCTGTTGACAGCAACCCCTGGCTTGTGCTACGCTTTAACCACGTAGACGGAGAGGTCTACGGACGTGGTAGAGTGGAAGAGTTCATTGGTGATCTAAAGTCACTTGAAGCTTTGTCACAAGCCATCGTTGAAGGCAGCGCAGCAGCTGCTAAGGTAGTGTTTACTGTCTCACCAAGCTCTACCACCAAACCCGCCACGCTTGCTAAGGCAGGTAATGGCGCTATCATTCAGGGAAGACCTGATGATATTGGTGTGGTACAGGTTGGTAAGACAGCTGACTTCCAAACTGCTTATCAGATGATTGGGTCTTTGACTCAACGTCTGAGTGAAGCATTCCTAATCATGAACGTTAGAGACTCTGAACGCACAACAGCTGAAGAGGTTCGGATGACACAACTAGAACTTGAACAACAACTCGGTGGTTTATTCAGCCTGTTGACTGTTGAGTTCCTTGTACCTTATCTTAATCGTAAGCTTTCTGTTGCACAAAAGACTGGAGAGATCCCACGCTTACCTAAAGGTGGTATTGTTAAACCAACCATTGTTGCTGGTATCAATGCCCTTGGTCGTGGTCAAGATCGTGAAAGCCTTGGTCAGTTCCTACAGATCATTGCACAAACTATTGGACCTGAAGCTATTGGTCAGTTTATCAATACTGATGAAGTTATCAAACGTCTTGCAGCTGCCTCTGGTATAGACGTACTTAACCTTGTGAAGAGTATGGAAGAACAACAAGGTGAACAGCAACAAGCTATGCAACAACAAGAGATGATGACTGCTCAACAACAAGAACCACAAATGGCTGCTGTTGAACAAAAACGTGAACAAGCTGCTATGCAAATGATGCAACAGCAACCACCAGAACCAACCCCACCACAATAATATGCCTGAAACACTTACAATGAATGATACACCTGCTGATCAGCCAGAAATGAATGCTGATGAGCAAGACTCTTTGCAGGTTGCTGAGTCTCTTGAGGGTGCAGAGCAACCGCTGTTGGCTGGTAAATTTAAGGATCAGTCATCATTAGAACAAGCTTATCTTGAACTACAAAAAAAACTTGGACAACCAACTGATGAACCTGAAGCTGGTGAAGAAGCCGAGCAAGAGGAACAACCGTCCAACGAAGAGGAAGCATCAGAAGAAGAAGATACTGGTGAACAGCTAAGTGAAGAGCAAGCTGACCAATTGTTTGAAATGGTTGGCGGTAAAAAAGCTTACAAGTCAATGGTTGATTGGGCAGGCCAAAACTTTACTAAAGAAGAAATACAAATGTATGATTCTGTTATGGCTAAAGGTGATTCCAATTCTATCTTCTTTGCTGTACAAGCATTAAGTAGTAAATACACAGATGCTGTTGGTAATGATGGACAACTCTTAACTGGTAAGCGTTCAGCTGCACAGCAAAATGAACAGTTCCGTAGTCAACAGGAACTTGTACAAGCTATGAATGATCCACGTTATGATCGTGATCCTGCATTTCGGGATGACGTTATTCGTAAACTACAAAACTCTGACATTGATTTCTAAATGACTGTTACCACCAACGATCGCGGACAACAAAACCTCTTTGCTAAAGAACCCACCATGTACACTGATAAAGATTACACTGTGACTCATAACGAAAAAGCTGAAATGCTAAACGGTCGCCTGGCTATGCTAGGTGTGATGGCTGCGCTTGGAGCGTATGCAATAACTGGTCAAATTGTCCCTGGAGTATGGTAATGCCACAAGGTAAAGGAACTTACGGATCACAGAAAGGTAGACCACCTAAGAAAGGTACTAAAAAGTAATGGCTAAACGAGGTCTCTACGCTAACATCCACGCAAAGAAGATGCGTATCGCAAAAGGCTCAGGTGAGAAGATGCGTAAGCCAGGAAGCAAAGGTGCTCCTACTGCTGCCAACTTTAAACGAGCTGCTAAAACTGCTAAAAAATCATGATTGAATGCCCACAATGTACTGCGCCTCAGCAGTACGTTCTAGAACAACTACAGACTTCTGCTGGTGTGACAGACCGTACAGCACTGGCAGTCATTATGGGTAACATACAACAAGAGTCTAACTTTAAACCTAACATCTGCGAGGGTGGTGCTATCGTTCCTTATGATCGCTGCCTTCGTGGTGGATATGGTTTGATTCAATGGACATCTATTAAGCGGTACATTGGTCTTGGCAGCCATTGTGCCAAACGCAAACAAGATCCTAGTGGTCTCAAATGTCAAACTGATTACTTGATAAAGGAAATGCGGTTTAGAAAAGATCTTTATGCTTTTCAAACTAAACATCAAACTATCCCTTATTACATGAATGCTGCATACTACTGGTTAGGCTGGGGTGTTCATGGTAATCGTACAAAACATACTTATTCTTTTCTAACTAAACTACAATGAAATTCTTTGCTATCCTCCCCGCAACTTTGTTTGCTGCTTCACCCGTTCTGGCTGGTCCTTATGTAAACGTTGAGAACAACGCTGGCTTTAGTGGCTCTAACTTTATTGGGCATGTTACAGATTTTCACCTTGGGTATGAAAATGGTAATGGCTACAGCTCTTATTATGTACAAGCTGGTCCTTCTATCTTTGCACCTGATGGTGGTGAAGAAGAAACTAAACTGACTGGTAAGCTTGGTGGTTCAGTTCAAGCAACAGCACGCCTCTCCGTATACGGTGAAGTAGCTGCAACCTTTGATGATGTAAATGATTACGGCACTAAGGTCGGAGTCAAGTACAGCTTCTAATAGCTAAATAGAATAAGGGAGGTGCAATTCCTCCCCTAGCTCTAGACTGCCAAGTCTTTAAATTGGTCTTACTTAATCGCTTCATTTGCGATGCTAATCGCTTCATAAACATGCACTATTATTTAAATGGCTACGTCTACAATCACGCTACAACAACAAAAAAATATTTGGAACAACTTCTGTGACTGGGTAACCAGTACTAACAACCGACTGTACGTTGGTTGGTTCGGAGTCTTGATGGTTCCAACATTAATCGCTGCTACAACCTGCTTCATCGTTGCATTCATTGCAGCCCCACCCGTTGACATCGACGGTATTCGTGAGCCCGTTGCTGGCTCTCTCATGTATGGAAACAACATCATCTCAGGGGCAGTCGTCCCATCTTCAAACG